TACATCATGGAATATGACACGAGAAGAATTATATCAATATGAAAATGCAGGAAGCAAAAGAAGATGCTGAAGATGTATTAGATAATTATTTGCAGCCATTTGATATGGTAGTGAATATGTATTATCCAAACAATATGAAAAAGGAGGAATTTGATAAATTCCTTGAAGAGACTGGATATAACAAAGGAGAGTAAATCATATGAAGAAGAAAATTTTTGCAGTTGTATTAGGACTAACATTGTGTATTGGAATAACTGGATGTGCGTCATGGGACAGAGCGGTAACAGATATGAAAAGCGATGTAAATGGCGGCATGCAGAGAACAATTACTGTATACACGGCAGATGGTAAAGAACTTGCAACTTATGAAGGCAAGATTGATATTAAAACAAATGATGGTGAATATGTTAAGTTTGATTTTGACGGCAAGAGATATATTTATTACAACTGCTTTGTAGAAAGTATTGCAGATATTAATTGATATTATTCATTATTGTAGGGCTGTTCAATTCAGATTGACAACGACATAAATGTGGATGCTAGTTGGTGATTTATGTGTCAGTGGGGGGCTGTACTAGGTTCGAACCCTTTATATGGTGTAAGTGGGCATAACATAATAAATATTTGGAGAATAACATGATAGACAACGAATTACGTCAACAATATAGACAAGCTGCTAATGATTTGAAAATAGCATTTAAGGAGACTTATTTGTACGGATTGTGCGAAGAAATTGTGAAGAGATTAAGTAAGATTTTGAGGTGAAAGTAAACCGAAGTTTCCTTCGGATGATAAGAAAGAGAGGTAAGATATGAACATTTGTTTAATGGTATTAATTGGATTATTAGGACTTTGTGCGGGCGCAATTGTTGGAATGGTGGTAGCAGAAAAAATTAATCATGATTATTTCTTGAGCATGAACGATAATTTTGAGACGTATTTTAAAAGCATTATTAAGATAGAGGAAGAATATTTTAATGATGTTACTAAAAATATAATGAGTGCCNTAAACGATATAAATAAGGTTTATGAAAAGCCAATTTGGAGAAAAACAGAAGAAGAATTACCACCATGTTCAGGATTATATTATGGCAAAATTAAAGGTAATCCACATGGATAAAATGCTATGTGGAAAGTAGTATATAACGACAATGAATGGAGTTTATCTGGCTATTCTGATAATAAAGTAGAAATTAGTGAATGGACAGAAATCTATTAAGAGAATAAGAATAATGAAAGGAGCAAGAGATTTGCTGCAGCATTAAATCTGGATTTGCTCTGAGTAAGAAATGTTAGAGATTAACAAAATATACAATGAAGATTGTCTTGAAGGTATGAAAAAGATTGATGATAAGTCAGTCAATTTTATCTTCACGGATTTGCCTTATAATACGACCAATAATTTTTGGGAATGTGAAATGCCGTTAAATGATTATGTCAAGTTATCAGGTCAATATTTTTATGAAACAGATTTATTTAAGTTAGCTCAAGTAACAAATAGTAGTCTTGAATATACAAGAGATTGGTTTTATGAGAACAAAAAAGATGGTTTATGGACTCATTACAATCGAATTATCAAAGATGATGGTTGTATTGCATTATGGTCGCAGTCACCATTTGATAAGAGGCTCGCTTGCAGTAATGAGAAATTGTATCGCTATGAATGGATTATCGAAAAGACCAAAGCAACTGGTCATCTAAATGCTAAGAAAATGCCTATGAAGGCACACGAAAATGTCTTGATTTTCTATAAAAAACTCCCTGCTTACAATCCACAAATGACAGAAGGACATACACCTGTTCATTCTTATACAAAACATACAACAGATGGCAACTGTTATGGTGCTACAAAGACTGGTATTTCAGGTGGTGGCAGTACACAAAGATATCCAAGAGATGTTCTGCAGTTCAAGTGGGATACTCAGAAAAGTAGCTTACATCAGTGCCAAAAGCCTGTTGAAGCATGTGAGTATTTTATTAAGACCTACACCAATCCAGGAGATTTAGTTCTTGATTCGTGTTCAGGAAGTTGTACAACTGCAGTTGCAGCTTTGAATACAGGTAGAAATTACATATGTTTTGAGAAAGATAAGGATATTTTTGAGGTTGGAAGTAAGAGAGTGAGAGAATACATAAATGAGTAAATGCGGTAATAATGACTGCCAATGGCATAAATATTGCGAAAGCGGTTTAATGTGGTATGACGAAGACATTACTGAATGTCGTCATTGGATTAAGCCTAAACCGACTAAGATGAAAAGTATTAAAGTAGCTGAATCTAATTATGATAAAGCAATTAAGGTATTAAAAAGAAATAAGATAGAGTTCAAATAAAAAATAAAAGGAGACGAGGTTCGTGTACACAAGAAGGAATTCCTTACTCCAAGTAATTAAATGAAAAAATATAATTGTATTATATCACCTATTTTTTATATGGGTAATAAAAAGAAACTTATACAAAAAGGTTTAATCGAATTATTTCCGAAGGGTATTGATTGTTTTATTGATGTTTTCGCAGGAAGTTCAGTTGTTTCAATGAACGTGAAAGCCAATCAGTATTATATCAATGATAATGATAAAAACCTTAAACAGTTGTATGAGTTATTCAAATCTTATGAATCAGATTCAATTATTAATCACATTAATTCTCGAATAGATGAATATGGATTAGCAAGAGAACGTACAAAAAGAAATGAATTTAAAGATAAAGAAAAAATCGAACAGTACAAAAGTGCATATATGCAGTTCCGTGATTATTACAATCAGAATAAAAATACACTCGATTTTTATACTCTAATGTTTTATTCATTTTCACAACAATTCCGTTTTAATAATAAAGGTGATTTTAATATGCCTTGCGGCAACGATTGTTTCTCTGAAAAGAATCAAGAGTATATTAAAGCTGGATGTCAATTCTATCATTCTAATAATGTCCATATATTTAGTATGGAATTTTCGTTCAATCCCCATAGATACAATTACAGTAAGAGATTTTGTATACTTAGATCCACCTTACTTCAATACAACAGCCACTTATAATGAATCTGGTGGTTGGAATGAAACAGATGAAAATAATTTATATGAATTTTGTGAAAGGCTTTCAGAGAATAATATAAAGTGGGGAATGTCAAATGTGTTTGAAAACAAAGGTGTGGTAAAATCAGAAATTAATTGATTGGTGTGGAAAAAAATAATTTAAACGTATATACATTTGATAAGATTTACATATATGGCATGTGGGAAAGGAAATTCCAATGCAAAAGAGGTGTTTATAACAAATTATTAAAAGCACAGTAAATTTTGGTTTCTTGAGGAGGTTTTGTATGAAATATAGTGTATCAATTGAAGTTGTTTATACAGATATTGTAGAAGCAGACAGTGAAGAAGAAGCTATTGATATTGTTATGGCAAATTGTCCATATGATAATGAACCATCATGTGATCCATGTGTAGAAATTATTGGAGAATAAAATTTAAAGAAAGGAAAATATAGTCTCATGAGTTAAAGGTGCGCACCACTATTGGTAAGAGACTATTAAAGTATTAGAGTTATTTGCTGGTACACGTTCAATTGGCAAAGCTTTTTGAAGCAAGAGGTCATGAAGTGTACAGTGTAGAATGGAATAAAGATTTTGAAAACATTGATTTATATGCAGATATTAGTCAAGTAACTGCACAAGATATTTTAGAAAAGTTTGGTCATCCAGATGTTATCTGGGCATCGCCTGACTGTACAACTTTCAGTATTGCTGCAATAAGTCATCATAGAAGAAAGAATCCTGAAACTGGTAATCTTGATCCAATCAGTGATTATGCAAAATTCTGTGATGCAACTGATCAGCATGTCGTTTCCTTAATCAAGGAATTAAATCCAACTTATTATTTTATTGAAAATCCTCGTGGTGGTATGAGGAAGATGTCTTGGATGCAAGATTTACCAAGATACACAGTTACATATTGCAAGTATGGTGATACAAGAATGAAACCAACTGATATTTGGACAAATCATCCAAATCCAAAATTTCTACCTATGTGTAAGAACGGAGATCCGTGTCATGTATCAGCTCCAAGAGGTAGTAGAACCGGCACACAAGGATTAAAAGGGGCAAAAGAAAGAAGTGTAATACCACAGAAATTATGTGAACACATTGTAGATATTTGCGAAGAAGGACTTGCTGAGAATAATTTGCATGATAAGTGTAAATCTTGTGACAATAAGTGGTCTTCTCTTGAATGTGACATGTGTGAAAATTTCGATATGTATAAGAACCAAAAAGAGAATAATGAGGTGTAACTAATAATTTGTAAAAATCTTAATCTCTAAAATGCCCTAAAATTAAGGCTTTCAGAGGTTGAAAAAGGCAAGGAAAACCACGTTTCTTGCGGTCGTGAAAGTAGGTGAGAAATTGAAAAATACACTATTAGATGTAGCTCAAAACTTTGATAAGATGAGTGATTCAGAAAAAGCAGAAGTAAACGATAATGTCAGAAAGCAATTTGACAATATTATTCATGGTAAATCTCCGAAAACGGAACGAGAAAAAGAGATTGACAAGCTTGCAAGAGAAGAATTAGAAGAGTACAGACGAAAGAAGAAAGCTTTTATGACAATCCTATCCATTGGAGCAACAACAAACGTAGAAGACATGGACTTCCTGTATTAAGGGGTAGAGTTAATAAATGTCGTTTGAAAGAATATCCAGGATTTCATCCGTCTGTACGATTCTTTGGTATGATGGAAGATTTATTTGATGAGATATTGATTACAACTATGGAAGATAATCTAAATTCTTTTGTAGAAGTAAAAGATTTGGTAGTTGGTGATGCAAAAGTATTTTAGAATGAGCAAATAGGAGAATAACAGTATGGAGTTATCACAAGATGAAAGACAAAAATTTTTAGAATTAATAGATAAAGTAAGTCCATGTGCTGCAATTTCTGAAAAAGAAAATCTCGAAAAATTCAAAGAGTGGTTGGATAGTGATAGGTCAAAAAAGAGTTACATTTGTTGAAGCTCCACAAAATATTTAAAGATCAGGTTGGAAATGACAAAGTGCTTCTTATACCAACAAATGATGAAACTATAAAGCCAATAAGAGTAATATCCGAAGGAGAATAACAATATGAGAGCATATGAATTACGACAACATGACGTGATTTCTTATTATCCTCCACAGCCACACAAGAAGAAATATCAAATTGGAGAACACATTTCTATTAACGAATTAGCCGAAACAATGTTTGGTTCACCTGCTTTAAGGTTAGACAGAGATAAAAATGAGAACAAGATGTTTCGAGTTATAAAAATAAAATATGTGGAATTCCCTTGGTGGAAGTTTTGGAAGAGAAGAAAATATGTTAAAGAGTATCATTTAGAAGTTATGTAAAGGAGACAAATTAAATTATGAACAAAAGACAGAAAAAGGAAATTATTTAAACAGACACTTATTAAGGTTAGAAAACTACATCCACAGAAAGGTGAAGTGATTTGTTTTCAGCCAGATTTAAATTGGATTGACATGGCAACTATGTGTGATTTCTTGAGGGCATATGAAAGTTACAAGGCTTTTGGAGAGGCTACGCTTGCTATTGTTCCTGCAAATATTAAAAAGTTAAAACATAAGGAATATGCTCAGAAGTACATTGATAAATTACAGAGTATTGTAGACCAGATGGGAGAATAAGAATCAAATTAAAGAAGCATTTCTTTAGGAAAGGAGAACAATAAATGGAAACATTTTCAATA